CAAGCATACAGCCACGCGATGTGGTTATGTTTGGTGTCAATGAATGGAATAATGTAAATCAACTTGAAATAAGCGATGGCGGCAATTTTTAATTAAGGAATTATCATGGCAAATACAATACGACTTAAACGCAGGGCAAACGGTGGCGGTGCTGGCGCACCAGCAACATTGGCAAATGCGGAATTAGCATTCAATGAACAAACCAATATCATGTATTACGGAACGGGAACGGGTGGGGCTGGCGGTAGCGCAACATCAATTATCCCTGTTGCTGGCAACGGTGCGTTTACAGACTTAACAACCAACCAAACTGTTGGCGGCACTAAGACATTCAGCAATACCATTACTGGTGCAATCACAGGCAACGCAGGCACGGCAACAGCCCTGCAAACAGCACGCACAATCGCTTTAACAGGCGATGCAACGGCTTCAGGCACATTTGATGGCACGGCTAACTATTCACAAGCCTTAACGCTTGCAACGGTCAATAGCAATGTTGGTCAATTCATGCGCGTTACTGTAAACGGCAAGGGTTTAGTTACTGCCGCAACAACCGCAAACATTAACAACTTAACCGTTCCAACGGCTGATTACGCTTTTGGTGGCTTTAAAATTACTGGTCTTGCCGACCCTGCATCAGCACAAGACGCGGCAACCAAACAATATGTGGACAGCGTTGCACAAGGTTTAGACCCTAAAGCATCATGCGTTGCGGCTACAACAACAAACATTACCTTATCAGCACCACAAACCATTGATGGCGTTGCCGTTGTTGCAGGCGACAGGGTGTTGGTTAAAAACCAAACATTGCCACAAAACAATGGTATTTACTTGGTTGCGGCAGGCACATGGACACGCGCACTTGATATGGATGCTTGGGCTGAAGTTCCAAACGCATTTACATTTATTGAAGGCGGCACAACGCAAGCCGATACAGGTTGGGTTTCAACTGCAAACGCAGGCGGCACGCTAGGCACAACGCCAATCACATTTGTTCAGTTTAGTGGTGCAGGCACATACACCGCAGGCACAGGCTTAACGCTAACAGGTGGCACATTCAGCATTACTAACACAGCCGTTACCGCAGGTTCTTATGGTTCAGCAAGCAACACATTGTCAGCAACCGTAAATGCACAAGGTCAATTAACTGCTTTGTCAGCGCAAGCGATTGCTATTGCCAACACGCAGGTTAGTGGTCTTGGCACAATGTCCACGCAAGCGGCAAGCAATGTGGCTATTACAGGTGGTTCAATTACCAACTTAACGACATTTGATGGTATAACTATTGACGGCGGCACATTCTAATTTTTTTAACCCTGCTATATAGCAAATAAAGGGATGCCAAATGGCTAACACGATAAAACCAAAACGCAGTAACACCGCAAGCAAAGTGCCTAACACATCCGAATTAGTTTCGGGTGAATTAGGTGTAAACATGGCAGACCGAAAGGTTTACATCAATAACGGCACATCCGTTGTTCAAGTCGGGGCTGGCACATTGTCAGCCCTTGGCGATGTAACTATAACTTCACCAACAAACGGTCAAAACTTATCTTATAACGGCACGGCGTGGGTTAATGCAACTGGTTCAGGCACAGGCAATGTAGTTGGCGCGGCATCATCAACTGATAATGCTATTACTAGGTTTGATGGAACAACAGGCAAGATTATCCAAAATTCAACTGTAACGCTAGACGATACAGGCAACATTGTAAGCGCAAACAGCGTTCAATTTGGTTTAACGCCAACCGTTCCAACGGTAACGGGCGCAATGTTTTGGGATAGTGGAAACAAAAGCCCAACAATCAATCTTGATACCGATGTTGCTTTACAACTTGGACAAGAAAATGTTGCACTTGTTTACAACGGCACAGGCGCAACTATTACCAACGGTTCTGTTGTTGCCGTATCAGGCGCACAAGGGCAACGCCCAAGCGTTGTTTTAGCAGACGCTGATAGCGAAGCCTTATCAGCACCAACATTAGGCATTGCAACCGAAGATATTTCCAATGGGGCAGAGGGATTCGTTACAACATTTGGCTTTGTTCGTGGCATTAACACAAGCGCATTTACCGCAGGCGCACCAATCTATTTATCCCAAACGGCAGGTCAATTCACAGCCACGCGACCATCCGCGCCAGCCCACACCGTTGCCCTTGGTTGGGTTATTAAAGTAAACGCATCAAGCGGTGAAGTGTTCGTAAACATAAACAACGGTTGGGAATTAGACGAATTACATAATGTGCTAATTACAAGCCCAACATCGGGCAACACGCTGATTTATGACGCTGTTGCAGGTGTATGGGAAAATGCCAACCTAACTGACGGAACGGGCATTACAATTACAGAGGGCGCAGGCACAATAACCGTTGCCAATAGTGGCGTTTTAGGCGTTACAGCCACAAGTCCTGTTGCATCAAGCGGTGGTCAAAACCCTGTTATTTCAATGCCTGCCGCAACAACAAGCGTGTCGGGGTATTTGACATCAACGGATTGGAACACCTTTAACAATAAAACAAGCAACACAGGAACGGTAACAAGCGTTAGCGCAACTGTTCCAACAGGCTTATCCATTGCAGGTTCACCCATAACCACAAGCGGCACATTAGCAATTACTTATACGGCTGGTTATTCAATACCAACAACAACAAGCCAAACAAATTGGGATACTGCTTTTACTGACCGATTAAAATGGGATGGTGGTTCAACGGGATTAGTTGCCGCAACTGGTCGCACATCATTAGGCGCAACAACCGTTGGCGGTAATTTTTTCACGCTAACAAATCCGACTGCAATTACATTCCCTAGAATGAACGCTGACAATACCGTTTCTGCTTTAGACGCGGCAACATTCAGAACAGCGATTGGCGCAGGCACAGGTTCAGGAACGGTTACAGGCGTAACGGCAACAAGCCCCGTTGCGTCAAGTGGTGGCACAGCACCAGTTATTAGTTTATCGGCTGGCTATGGCGATACATTAAATCCCTATGCAAGCAAGACTTCTAATTTTGCATTAGCCGCGCCCGATGGAAGTGCTGGTGTTCCAACATTTAGAAACCTAACTTTAATGGATTTGCCTGACGCTTGGGTTAAAAAGTCTTGTGGATGTGCTACTACTGCGGCACTAACAATAAACACAGCCCAAACAACTATTGATGGTGTTACGCTTGCCGCTTCAACTAGGGTGTTAGTTAAAGACCAAGCCGCACCAGCGCAAAATGGTATTTATACAGGCTTAACAACTACAACATGGGTTCGTTCTGCCGATGCAGATACAGCAAGTGAAATTGCAGGCGCATTTGTTAATGTGGATGCTGGCACAGTTAATGGCGGCAAAGTATTTGATAATGATTTTAAATCTACCGATACATTAGGCACTACTGCAATGAATTGGTCGCAGAATGTGGATGTAGGTTATTTCACAACGGTTGGTAATAGTTTTGCTACATTAACAAATCCAAGCGCAATTACATTTCCACAAATAAATGCTAACAATACTGTTTCTGCTTTAACTGCGGCAAACTTTAGAACGGCTATTGGGGCAGGCACATCATCAACCACGGGAACGGTTACATCGGTTGGCGGCACAGGCACAATTTCAGGGCTTACGCTTACAGGCACAGTAACAACAACGGGCAACTTAACCCTTGGCGGCAATTTAACTATTGCGGCTGACATGATTTACGATACATTTACAGCCACAGCAAGCCAAACAACATTTACATCAAGCACCACATACACTAGCGGCAAGATTGAAGTTTATGTAAACGGTGTCAAAATGCGTAACGGTTCGGATGTTACTGTAACAAGCGGCACAAGCGTTGTTTTTGCAACAGGACTGGCGGTTAATTCGTTAGTTGATTTAGTTTACCCAATATAAGGATTGGATATGGAACAAACATTGTTAAATTGGGTATTTGCAGGATGTGGCGCGGCGTTTGGATGGGTTCTTAAAATCATTTGGGATGCCATAACTGACCTTAAAAAAGACATGAAAGACCTTAACAAGGAAGTGCATGAAGATTTTGTTCGCAAGGAAGATTATCGCGTGGACATAGCCGAAGTTAAGCAAATGCTAGTGCGTATTTTTGACAAATTAGATAGTAAGGTGGACAAATAATGGATATGACCAAAATCACATCAATGTTGTTTCCCGTTATGATTTCAGCAATCGCATGGTTGTTAAGTCAAATTACTAACCTGCAAGCGGATGTAATAGACATTAAATCTAAAATGCCTGCATTGATAACACCGCAAGGCACACCAACTGACAGTCCTATTTCAGCCGAAAACCGCGCAAGGATGAAAGAAGATTTGATGGAAAAGATTAGCGATTTGCAAGTAGCAGTAAAGTTAATTGAAGAACGCGAAAAACAAAGGGGCAATAAATGATTAACAGTCGCAAACTTGAAGACCTGCATCCGAAAGTCAAATTATTATGCGAACAGTTTATTAACGGTTGCGATGCGGCAGGAATTGATGTCTTAATAACTAGCACTTACCGCGACATGGAATCGCAAAAGGCTTTATATGAACAAGGGCGCACGACTAAAGGCAATATCGTTACCAACGCAAAGGCTGGGCAATCCTTTCACAATTATCGGGTTGCTTTTGATTTTGTGCCTATCGTTGGTGGCAAGTGTGTTTGGAATGATATTGGTCTGTTTACTAAGTGTGGGCGCATTGCTGAATCACTTGGTCTTGAATGGGCTGGTTCTTGGAGTGGCAAATTTAAGGAAACCGCACATTGCCAATTCACAGGCGGATTATCGTTAGCCGATTTTCAGGCTGGCAAAACTTTGAAAGGATAGATTATGCTTCCATATTTACTTGAACGACTAAAAGAACCATCAACATGGCGCGGTTTAACGGCTTTATTAACTGCGGTTGGGGTTACGCTATCACCTGAACAAGCAAACGCGTTGGTGGGCGCAGGATTAGCCTTAATGGGCGTTTTAGGTGTATTTACCCAAGACAAGAAGTAAATGTTTAAGATAATTGACATAATAGACCGCCTGCTTCTACTTATTGTTAAGTGGGCGGTTCAGCGCGAACAATTAAAAGCGCAAAAGGAACGCGATGAATTACTTAAAAGCCCTGCCGATTGGTTTGCTGGTCATTTTAACAGCGTGCCAACAAATGCCGCAGAAAAAACCGACAAAGCCGACAATTCAAATTCAAAAGCAAGTTGATGGTGGTATTTGCTTAGATAGGGATAATGCGGCAAAACTTGGTGAATACATTATAGAATTGGAACGCTAATATAACTGGCGCAATCATCGCCACCTTTCCAAAATTCAGTCCATGCTTGATGTTCACTTGCTGGCATAACATAGCGTTTGCATCGTTCCCGGTAAGCGCAAAGCATAGTTCCATCGGGGGCTTGCCCTTCACACTTGGCTAAATCCTTGTTGCGAAAAATAGCATCGTATTTGTCGGCATAAGTATTACTAAACTTGCTAACAATGGCATCGCCAGTTATATCGTTTTTACTCATTTTGCTTCCTTTGTTTACAACCATTGCAACCGCTATCGGGAATGCCTTGCTTAGTATATTGGCAATCACGGGTAAAAATATAATCCCATGATGTTTTGCCATCGCTATGAAACACCTTTTCATGCTGGCAACGGTCAGGCACTAAATCGCTATGACATCCGTTCATACTTTTTTAGCCTTTAAAATTGCTTTGTTCCTAGCATCAACACAGTTCTTGCATAAAATACGATTGCCGACTTTTTTAATTGCCGGCATTTTTTGACATGACATACACAGTTTGGTCATAGCGATGGTTCTTTTTTAACAACAGTCCAGCCATTATAATCGTAAGACCTAAAGTATTTGCCTGACCATAACACATGAATTGCTAGTGAATCGTTAGACCAGCAACCCATTGTCGTTTCCGAATTGTTGGTTAAAACATAAGCAATCATTGATTTTTTATTGGCGCACAATTCATCGGTCAAAACAATCTTATTGCCATTTTCATTTAAGCACCACATAAGGGCTTCAGCATTGGCATTAAGCGAAACAAACGATAATGCTAAGATAAGTTTTTTCATTGGTCGGTTTCCAATTCAATGGTTGGTTTGCTGTTAGTTAAAAGACCATGCGTTTTCAATGCGGCATTATACCCAATGTCAAACCAAGTATTTTCCAATTCTTTTTGGTTCTTTTTTTGAAATTCCATGCCACGCGTAAATGCGCGTTCAATGGTTAGGTCAAATTGTTCTTCAGTTATTATCATATCTTGTCCTTAAAGCCCCGAAGGGCTATTAGTTAATAAAAAAATATCACAAAGCCAAAAAATGAAATACTTTTAAATGCAGGGTTAAAATTCCAACCAAACGGCAAAAATATATATCTAAGCCAATGTTGCGGAAAGTCTTTCCATCCGTTCATAAAAGATATTTTCATAGCATCAAAATGGAATATCGCTGTCAATTTCTTCAATCGGCTTTTCAGAAACCGACCCGGACTTGCTGTAAGGCTTTTGATTTTCCTTTGGCATGGGTTCTTTCATCATTAGCCAGCCATCAAAGTTAATTGGCAGGCTTTCAATGTGGATTGCTTGACCGCCGGATTTGGTGTCCATTACAACACCACAACGAATCCAGCGTGTTTTTTCTTCACCATCTTTAGTTTTGTAAGTTTCGCCACGAGCGATTATTTCATGAGTTATAGCCATTTCATTTCCTTTAATTGATTAAATGTTTCCAACACTTCATTTAGAAAAGCAATAACAGCCTTTTCTGTTTCTGCAATATATTCATCATCGCGTGGAACACGAACAATGAACAATTCCAAATCTTCACCCACATCAGGACAATAAGACACAAAGTCCACATATTTATAAGCATCGCCCAAACAAGCCATTTGCCATTGCATTTGTGCAAAGTATTGACTAGGTGCCGTACCGCGTAGCATTGTTTCAAGATGATTGGCTGGCGTAGGACATTTGATTTCAATGCTTCCGCCATTAACTAATCCATCTGGGCTTGCACCTGCCATTTCAATAGTTGGGTGCTGAACAAAGCCAACTTCATCAACCATGACGCCTTTTCTTAGTTCATAGGAAGCCCTTGCAAGCGGTTCTAACGCGTTACCGCGTTCCATGTGAACATTCGTGTATGTTTCTGCTTTGCGACCAGTTAAGCGTTCGCAAACTAGTTGCATACGATAGTTGCGGCGCGTTATTGCTTCACCTGTTTTGACTGTTGCTAATACATCCGTTATTTTGCTTGCAGTTACTTTGCCTAGTCTAGCGGCAAACCAAGAATCAGACCCTTGGATTTCGTTCATTTTGCATCCTTTCTATGAACCTGTTGGGCAAGCAACCATTTTTCGCCCATCATGTGTTTGCAAGCGGCGACTTTCTTTTCACGCAATTTTGCAAAGTGTGGGCTTGGTGGTGTTAGTTTATAAAGGCAATCAAGAATCATCATTTGGCATCCTTTCCAAGTTTAGCTTTCATAATATCTTTAGTTTTAGTAATAACAGCAAGCGATTCTGCATCAGATTTAAACAAAGGCACAATGCTTAAATACGCTTTTTGCAATTCATCTAAAGTAGCGCAAGCAGTCAATTTTGCAACATATTCTTCAGCATCAAGTTGAGGCAAATCAGAACCGGCATAGATGTATAAACCAATGCCAAAGCACGCAATACATTTGGCAAGGCATCGCATAGTGGCATCGCTAATTTTACGGCTGTCAGGATTGACAATAGCGTTGTTGCGATTGTCCATAACAGGCAGTTGCATTTTCATTGTCTTGCCAAAGGCTGTTACATTGCAGAACACCATCATTGTTTCACCATAATACTTTGGTTCTGGGAAATCCCATGTGGCAGTTTCATCTGCTTGTAGCAATTCATCAACAGCCCAAGTCCATGACAAGTAGGTTAGGTTGCCTTTCTTTTCAGTTTGGGCATTGACATTAATTGCCCTTAATTTTGCATAAGTCATATCTTATCCTTTAATTTTAAACAGACAGCAAACAAAGCAAAAAGCCTATTGCCATTAAACTGCCAACAAAGCAAACGGTTTCAACAGCAATGTTAAGCCAGTTTGTTTCAGATTTTACAACTAGGTTTTTATAGTCTTTCATTACCAATCCTTTACTTCATTAAGCATCCAACGGGCAAAGCCATCGCAATCATAATTGGCTTCAACAAAATCGGCTAGGTCGCGAATTTTGCTATTGTAAATGTCGCGAATACGACCCAACTTATCATCGTTGGCATCGTAAAGAATAACAAGCACTTGGTCGCTGATTAAATCAGTTTCTTCAAGGTAGTCAGATAGGTTGGGAGAATTAATTAAATACTGTTCAACAAGGTCTGCAATGTTGGCAGGGATTTCTTCAGAAAAATCATCGTCAAAAACAGGGCGAACATATTTCATTTTAGTTTCCTTAGTTAAAAATTAATGCAAATGATGATTTACCAATTACTGAAGTTTCTCCATTTTCAAAACGAACCAAAAACAAACCGCTACCGCGATTTTGTAAAATTTGGATTAATTCATTAGGCAAATGAGAAAAGTATTTACAATTTAATTTTGCTTGTTTCATTTTAGTTTCCTTAGTGTCCAAGTTGGGGCTTTCGCCCCGTTTAATTATTTGTTAAATGTCCAGTTTGAAGTCCAGTAGTTGCCATTTAAATGACGGCTAATTACGATTTTTGCTTGTTGCATTGTTTTGCATGGGATTGATACAAATTTTGTATTGTCATCAACATACGGCAACATTGCTTGAATCATAAATTCATAACCATCTGTCATGCCTTTTGATTCTTGAATTTTGCCTGCTTTGTAAGTTGATACGGTGTATTGAACAGTTTTGTCGTTGCTGAAATAAGTAGTAGTCATTTTAGTTTCCTTTAAGTTTCCGTTTGTGTGTTGTCTAACCACAAATTCATAATACATACACTTTAAA